AGGATGGTGAGTTCTTCCTTAGTGCAGATCTCACTTGTGCCACCGACGGTTTCGGACATGATGCGATCAACGCAGTTGTCAACGGAATAGAGATGGCTGGGCTTCCAGGCTATCTCTGTTCCGAACTCCGGGAGTCCCTCGGAGTTGGCGTTGAGCCGCATTATGTCCGTTATCGTCTTTCGGACCTTTCGGCTGAGGAGGCAGATTATTGCAGAAAACACTACACCGTTGTGGATGAGGCTGTGGAAGTGACGAAAGTGCGCGGTTCGCTCATGGGTACCCCATGTTCGTTCTCCGTTCTTAGTCTCCTCAACCACTGGATGAGTGAAGCACTGGGCCCTCACCGCATTATATGCGGTGATGACTTGGCTGCTTCTACTCATCCCGATGCAGTGTCTTCCTATGCCGGACGAGCCAGCGGCATAGGAAGCGGACTCAATCAGGGGAAGTCTTACCGGTCTAGGATAGGTTTCGTGTTCTGCGAAGCCTATGCGCTCCTCGGAGCGAGCGGTTTGGAGCCGTTTAGACCTCCGTCCCTGAAGGAGTTCGTTAGGAATGGTAATGGGGTCATGAGTCAACATTCTGTGGACGCTTCTGCTTTCAACCGTCTCGCGCGTTGTGCACGGACAATTTACAGCAAACAACGTAAGGTTGCTAGTAGGAAACAAAGGCCACCCGAGCTGCCTGCGGCACTCGGCGGCCTCGGCCATCCTTGTAAAGGACGGTTGAGGGTTCCCCGCTGGTGTCGCGCAGCTCTGGCGGAGCTGTACCTTTGTGAGAATGTTGATCACTCTGGACCACATGACCCGACGAGATATATTCGAACCTTGCAAATACCGGCAATACCTGAGGACCGTAAGGCCCTCAAACGGTACCGTTCCCTTTCTGAGGGTTGGGTGGGTCTCACCCGACACGACACACTTCAGGAAGGGGATAGTTTCGTTCCCAACCAGGCTAGAGCAGCTTATGAGGCGGCTACTGCTAACCTGGCCTACTTGGCAAGTGGGAATGTATTCCGCAAGGTTCGACCAAACGAGATCAAAGTGGGGAAAGTAAATTGGCCTAAGCCTCTGCCATCCTGCGGGATGGCAGGGAGGATCTTGTCCACTCACACGAGAATCAACACAATTCTCGAGTGGGACAGGAGAGCTCGGTGTGAGTTCGGTCAGTACTTTCCGCACGCCATTTCGGCGCATATTCGCGGAC